AAAGCAGATTCAGAAACGTGATGAAGAGTTCCTTGCCTCAATACCGAAAGTAAAAGTAAAGTAATACTTAATTCAAAAAATTATGCAAGTAACTAATTTAGCTTATTTCTACGAGGCATCGCGCAAGGTTCGCGGTGGCAAGTGGGTTTGGGTTAAAGACAGCAACGGTGAACAGCGCGGCAACGTTCTGCTCGGCGGTACTATTCTGAATCCAAAGAAGGGCTTTGACCACTTGTATGCTGCACAGTTGGTACAGTATACTCCAGCTCAGGGCTGTCTGATTTTCCGTTCGTTCAAGACCAAGACTGACATCGCAGCTAACGGCACTACCATCGTTATTGAAGGTGACGGTTACAGCGATGCGCCAGAGGTCGGAATGTATCTAATGCTTGCTCCGAACATCGGCAGCGACCCCATCGGTGTCTCTTCCGAAAGTGAACTAGCCGTTGCCAATGACAAGGTGGACTTGGCAGATGCAACGTTTGTAGTTTCGGCAAGCGGTGTTAAGGACTACACTGGTACTTACACCAAGGTGACTGCTGTCGTTTACGACGAGGCTAACGAAAAGTTTACCCTAACCGTTGACACGGCTCTTAGTGCAAGTAAGATTGACGCTGGTGCAATTCTCGTTGAGGCTGACGCAGCCGCAGACGTTGCCCTTGCAGGTGAGGCTACTGGCGCATGCAAGGTTCTCGTTCCTAACCCCAACACTTTCATCGAGGCTGACCGCGACCTTATGCCTACCGAAGGCTTCGGTATCGAGAACGCCGACTACTCTATCAGCACGGTATACAACAAGCAGGCTTGGATTGCACGTATGCAGCCGCTGCCCCAGTATGTCCTTGCAAAGAACCGTTCGTACATTGATGGTATTTTCTGGATTTAAAAGATAGGAGGAACTGAATTATGCCAAACGCATTGAAATACCCTTTTAACCCCGATGAGGCTATTGAGAAGCTGTATCAGAAGGGCTTTATGGATGGTACTAACGTTGGGTTCTTGCAGACCCTTATCGACAACACCATCGAGATTGAAGAGAACGCCTTCTTCTGGCAGGAGCATTTCCGCGTAGAGGGTAACGAGTATGACATCGACCTTGGTGACACCAAGAAGAATCCCGCATGGACTGTACGGCAGAAGATTAACCGCACCGTTCCTATGGCTGACGCAATGGCTCCGCTGAGTGAGACCATGCAGCTCGATGCCGAAGGATTCACCGAGAAGACAGGCTCTATCTACCAGTATGGTAAGGGACTGTTTGAGACCTCGATGTCAAAGCTTGAGCTTCAGGCACGCCTGCGTGAGCTTGGCAGCGACCAGAATCTTGTCACTGGCTTTGTCCGTGGCGTTGCCGACCTTGTTAAGGCTCACAACCTCACCGTGTCCAACATGGCGGCTATGACGCTTTCGCGCGGCGGTGCTTATGGAAACACCATTGCACTTACCAATCCGAAGGGTGGCACTGCTACCACACAGGGCTTTAGCGGTGTCATTACTAGCCAGTCCGCTTATATCCCCTTGGCTAACTACAAGAATGCCATCGAAGATGTGTGGACTGACCCTGATGCAGACATCCCCGAACAGATGCGCATCATCGAGACCGAGTTCAAGGAGGCAAACGCCATTCCTGACGGAACACCGTTTGAGTGGGATATTCCTTGGGAGACCGTTATTGGCGTGCTGTTGAAGAACGCTGCCTTTATCGCAGAGGTCAACCGTTATATCCGCCTGTACGCTCCAGACAAGGTTATCATCGTGAATACCGCAGGTGGTAGCACCGATGTTGCCAGCATCACTTGGGAGCAGCTTGTTGAGTATAGCCGTTCGCCTATCAGCAAGATTTCGCCCATCCGCATCATCCGCGAGCAGCAGACCGTACAGGGCATCACCACTTACCATACCGTCAAGGGTTGGAAGCAGAACGTTGTTGTTCTTCGTCCTCTTGGTTATGCTGGCGTACTTGTGCATGCAAAGGTTGCCGACGTGGAGCTGATGCGTAGCGGTGAGGTGAACAGCAACATTCAATTCTCTCTTGCCAAGGTGCAGGGATTCCTGAATGTCATCAACCAGATTGTGCCTAACGGCAAGCTAAAGTCTTACCATACCGATGTCATTGGTCGTTATGCTACGGTTCTTGATGAATCGCCGTATCACGTAATCGTTGACATTTCCAGCACAGGAAACTCACCTGTAGACCCGCCGCGTCCATAAAACTTGTGGCAATTTACAAGTTAATCTCTCATATAAGATTTGTTTTGGTTTATTAGTTTTTGGTTGGTTAGTTAGTTGTAGCAGCGATGACGGTATTAGAATGGCTTAAAGCATCAACGAGATATTCGTTTGAGGAACAGAATTTCATTAAGATTGCGCTTGACAGAGAGTGTAATCCAGATGATGATGTTTACGACGAGAGTGTTGTAACAAAGCGTCAGCGTGAGCTGATGACGGCGGACGTCATCTTTACTGCCGTACTTTTAAGTCCTTCCAATACCGCATCGTTGTCGCAATCGCATAACGGATACCAGAAGACTATTGGCCAAGAACAGGACTTTTACCAAGACGAGAAGATTAAGTACGCAATCAGGATATACAATCGCTATGATGACGATAGGGGTGACACCCTTACGGAATTGATGCAAGACAGGCGAATTAAGTTTATCCCCATAGAGGACGTTGCAAAGCTATGACGCGAGACGAGATTCTTGAATATCCTTACACTGGAACGATAACCAGAGTGATAGCAGGAAAGGGTATGGAAAAAGACCAAGAACTGCTTATATACGAAGGTGTCATGGATGAACACATGGCAAACGATGAAATTGGATGGACTATGCAGACATCCAAGTACATCATCAGCATTCCGTTGGTTAAGGATGCTGACGGCAAATGGATAGTTCCAAGAAAGGGTGACAAGATTGAAATCACGCGCTATGATGAAACATTCACTTTAACCGTAGATAATTCAGACCCGTCACAGCTAGGCGGTGTGAGCATCTACGCGACAAGAAGCAGTTGGTAGCAGATGATAAAGTCCAAGGTAATAGGTCTCAACGCAAAGAAGATGGCAGATGCAATGATGAAAATCGTTGTAGATGAACAGAATGCGCGTTTGATAGCCTATGCCAAGGAGGAAATACAATACATCGGCGATGCCATACGCGCTGGTCATTGGGGGAATCATTTTGACCGCACGCACAACCTGCTTAATAGTCTTTGCTGGGGCGTTTCTTATCAGGGGAAACTTATAGACTACGGATTCTACCGCGAGAGCGGTGATGTACAGCCACGACCGACAAAACGCGGAGGAGGCAGCGCAGAATCATTCCTGCATGAGTTTTCGGCTTTGAGTGAAGGGCGTGGCGCACAGATTCCAGTAGTGGGCAGAGAAATAGCCGAACGATACGTAAAGAAATACGGAGGTAACGAACGGTCGCGTGGCTGGCGTGTATTTTTTGCAATACTAGCACCATATTGGGGCTATTGGGAAGAAGGTTTTAATATGACCATCAAAGGAAAGTCCGCGGGGTTTTACAGGTTTATGGTTATGACGCAGTTCTACGACGAAATCAAACAAGACTTGAAACCAGCAAGAACACGTTTCCGCGTAAGCGTACCAAAATTCTAAAACGCATAAGAAGATGTACAACGAATCAAGAATGGACATATACGACTATCTATACAATCTCTTTTACGGAATAGTGACAGAGAACGTATATGATATGCGCGCACCGCAAGAGCTGCTTGAATCGGACACAACAAACGGCTTCCTTGTTATCCATGTCGGAAATATTGTGGACGAGAGTGAGTTTCGCGGGCATGCATACGGTCGTGTTAGGTGCTATATTGAGGCGTACGTTCCACAGATGTCCAGAGGGCGCGTAGACCACGACATCTATGCCGTGATGGAAAATGCCGTTAACGACATCATCAACCAGCAAATGGAAGTGCGCGACGGTACATATTACATCGAATCAGATAGCGTTATCTCTGCTGACGGCGGCGAATCATCAAACGCCAACAATGCATACTACACTTTCATCAAATCTTTTATCGTTGTCATCGAAGAACAAGATTAGTAATAATTTTAAAATTTAGAAAGGAACATAACTATGGCAAAGAAAACAACTTTGAAGCCGATTGGCCTAAAGTACGGCGAGGTCGGTGCTGAGGCCACCGTGCAGCTTATGGGCGTGCTTCGTGGTCTTACCATTGCGCAGGATGAGCCTGAATCAACAGAGATTGAGGCTGAGTTTTACGACGCTCCGTTCGACATCTTCTATCAGGGCAACCCTGTTACGATGACGTTTGAACTCGCAAACTATGGGCTTAGTGAACTTACACCGCTGTTCGGTGGAACACACGCCGATGGAACGTCTTCTGTTGGCGAGACCTATGAGGGTGCTCCAAGTGCTTTCACTTCCGAGCATTCTTGGGAGCTTTCGTTCGGTCGCGGATTTGGCACTCTGTATCTTTACAAGGGTCTTACCATTGGCACTTTGAAGAAGGATGCCGATGGCGCGCTGAACTATAACGTAACCATTACTGCTTTGGTTTACACCGACACCACCGTTACGCCTAATGTAGACCACATGTACAAGATTGTCGGCGACAAAACAACGTAAAGCAACAAATCTTTTGTTTTCGTGAACGTGGGGAGCGTTTATAGGGGTGTCCCCTGTGACGCTCCTTTTTAGTTTTACGAAAACAAGAAAAAACGTTCACGATTATGGTAAAAAAGAAGAAAGAAGAGGAAGGACAAAAGATGGATGAGTTGCAGGATTTTAGCATAGACACCAAAAGAGACATCCTAGACATCATAAATGATGCGCCATCGTTGGTAAGGCTAGGCGAAAAGGAGTATCGCGTAAAGGACATGCGTTACTATTCTTTATATCGCATCTGCCGTCTTGTGATGGATATGCGTAAGGCTGATGAAACGCTAGACACGGACAATGCTGTTATAACGGCTCTGTGTACCGATTTAGATGCCATGTGTGAGATAATGGCAATAGTCCTGTGCAACCATCTATTTAAGCCTTGTGATGATGCAGATGAAAGGAACGATGCGCTGATAAAGCAGATGAAGACAAAGGTGATGAACAGCACATTTGAGCCTAACCAGTGGGCAGCTATCATTCTTGGTGCTATACAATCCGTAGACCTATCCGCTTTTTTTTTACTCAAAAAATCGGTGAGTACGCTTACGGATTCACTTCTGACGAGGAAGAAGAAATCGGAGGAGACAGCATCACAGTTTATGGAAGCACTATCATTGCAGACGCATCCGACTTCCTGAGAGCATTTCCGCAGTACACGTTAGATGATTACCTATATCGTCTTTCGTGCGCGCAGATACAATTCATGGCGGTAGACAACACGCATACAAAATACTTGAAAGGTAGCGACAAGAAAGCGTGGAACGACTACAAGAAAACCGCCGAATCGATGGATAAACTTGATAACTTTATGTCGGGATTGAAGATTCCTGAACTCAAAGAGGGCGAAGAATACGAAATCCCCGTAAGGAATAGAAAGAAAAAGTAAACAAACATATATACTAACACGCTTATGGCAAGGGAAAACCCCACAATCATAGTTGGCCATCTTAACGATGCGGAACTGAAAAAGTCCATCGATGCACTTGTGGCACATGTCGAACAAGGCACGAAAAAGATGGTTGACAATTTCAATACCAGTATCGATGCCATGAAACGCAAGCTCAACGAACTAGGCAGCGTTAAAGTCGATATGGGCGGCTCTGCTGACGGCGGGTCTACGCGTAGGACAACAAAACAAAAGGAGGAAACAGAGGCAATAAAAGAGACGACGCGCGCATATAAGGTGCAAAAAACGACTCTTGATGAAATGGCGCGTGCGCAGCAAGTTGCAATACGAACCGCAAATCCGAATGGAATCCGTAACGCCGACACCTTGCAAACAATGAACATACAGCTTGACTTGTTAACGCAAAAGCTACGTGATGCAAGGTCGCAGTATTCGGCATATATCGCTATGGCAAGGGATGCCACCACAACAGGCGATAAAGGCTATTATCAAATGGCTACGGCTGGCGTGCATAGATACGAAGAAGAGGTTCGCAGCACAATCCGTCAAATTCGTGCTTTAAGAACCAGCATTTCTCAAATGGGCGATGTCATTGCTCCGCAGGGGCACACCATACAGAACTATGTCAATAGTCTCCAAAAGGCAAACCCAGAACTGGCTATTCTGAATGCACAATACAAGAGAGGCGCATCTTTACTGCAAGCCCAATCAACGTCTTATTCTTCTGCGACTCAATCAGCCCAACGCTACACGGAGCAAACGGAAAAGGAAAACAGGGCACTTCAAGAGCAAAAAGAGCACCTTGAAAGAATAAAAGATATTGCCGCACAAGCTAGAAAAGATATAGGACAATACGGCTTTGCAAACATAACAAACTATAGAGGTGCTGTCTACGCAGAAAACGACGAAAGGGCTAAAGGCTTGACGATTGAGCAGCAGATTGAAAAAATAATTAACCAAGAAAATGAAGCCCGTAACAGGCTAGTTCAAACAACAAGAGCACAAGTCGCGGCAGAACAACAAGTCGTACAAGAAAAAGAAAAACAAGTAAAGTCTTTTGTTTATCAGTTAGAATCTGCAAATGCGCTTAATGCAAAGCTGAAAGAATTAAAAGACAAATACAACAACATGACTTGGGGCGAACGCATGTCTGCTAATGGTAAGCGTATTGCCCAACAAATACGCGAAATTTCACGGCAAACACAGATTCTAAGTAGCGAACTAAATAGGCCGACAAGAAAAGAAGTTATGGGTCTTTCTGCAAACACGCTGGACGAAATTTCGTACAAGATGCGTCAATTGCAGAATTATATGCGCGGCCTTAACGTAGACACGCAAAACGCGCAGATAAGGGAAGCCGTTAAGGAATACGACAACCTAAAGAAAAAGATGGATGAGGTTATGCGCAAAAATCAGGAAATGATTGAGCATAACACGGCACTTGGTCGCTCATGGAACTACATGAAGAACCGTTTAGCATTTTACTTTACAGTTGGCGCAACCACAAATTTCATCAAGCAGCTAATTGATATTCGCGGACAATACGAATTACTAGAACGCTCAATAGGTATTCTTATTGACAGCGCACAAAACGGAAGCCAGATATTTGCGGAGTTAAACGCTATGGCTATCAAGTCGCCGTTTACTACAATGGAACTTGGTGCTGCCGCAAAACAGCTTGTGGCCTATGATGTCGCAGCGAAAGATGTCGTAGACACCACTAGGCGTTTGGCTGATATGGCAGCTGCCGTTGGCATTCCTATTGAACGTCTTACGTATGCGCTTGGACAGATTAAAGCTTACGGCTATCTTAACGCACGTGATGCGCGCATGTTTGCAAATGCGGGCATTCCGCTTGTAAAAGAACTTGCTGATTATTACACGGAACTAGAGGGACGGCTTGTTAGTACGGCAGACATTTACGACCGCATTAAAAAGAAATCTATCGATTATACTGATGTTATGCAGGTCGTTAACAAGATGACGGATGAAGGCGGAAAGTTCTTTAACTTCCAAGAGAAAGCAGCCGACACACTAAAAGTGCGTATCGCCAACTTGACGCTAGCATGGAATAACATGTTGAACGAAATGGGTAAGGACAGCCAAGGCGTTCTTACAGACGCGCTTGTCGGGATGAGGATTTTATTTGAACATTGGCGCGATATTGTCAACCTGATTTCTTCTGCGGCTATTAATTTTGCTGCTTTTAAGGCACTGCAAATTGCGGGGTTAACGTTGATTTCAATGCGCTTAAAAACAAATTTGGCACTCTGGACTGCAATGGAAATCGCTATACGCAAATCCTTGGGTGCTGCCGCACTCAACTTTATACGCAACATTGGTTCTGCTATTGCTAGTCTTGCCAACCCGATTGTCCTTACAACAGTCGCGTTAACTGCTTTTAGTATAGGCATCACTAAAGCCTACATGGATTACAGGGATTTGATTGCTGCGAATGAAGCATTCAATAAGAGTATAGTTGACAATGCGGAAGAAAACGTCAAGAGCATAGATAAGTTTTTTGAAGAATATAGGAGGCAGTTTGCGCAGCTCGGCAGCATGAGTGATGTTGACAAGGGGAAAATGTGGGAGCGTTTGCAGGAAGAAATAGAGAAAACCACCAAAAACGCCGCAGAGTACCTTAATGTCTTAAACAACATTTCTGATACTGGAGAGCGTATCAGTGCAGGCAAGGCAATACTAGAACAATCGCAGGAAATAGACAAAGAGGTTAGAAGGCTAGGCGAACGCGGGCTTTTTGATGTTGGCGGCGGATTCATGAACGACGCTCTTGCAGATGACATAAAAGATTATCAAGACGCTCTTAATGACATCATCAATAAATATGGCGATGTAAAAAAGGCTAGCGAGGCAAATTCTTATTCTGCAAGAAAGATGCTAGCCGACTTTTCTACTAGCGAAAAAGAAATCGAGTCTGAACTTGACGCATTTACTGGAAAGCTTGGGGAGGCGAACTTAGACAAGATAATGGGCGCAGACGAAGACATGGAAATGCGGCTGGCCAACATTCGCGAGTTTGTTTCTATTGTTCGAGATAATTTTTTGGCTACCGAAAAAGGACAAAAGATTACATCAGAAGGACGCGCATTGCTTAATAAGCAGTTAGACGCGTGGATAGCAAAACAGGGAATTGCGAATGGACTTATCGATAACGAACGCGCAAAGGTAGAAGAAAATCGTTCTGCATGGGAAGTTTTCTTTGACCAGCTAAACAGCAAAGACAAAGAACGTTTGGATTATCTTATAAAGACAAACCAGACTGGGAGCGACGACTTTAAAAAGATATGGGACAAGGCTGCGAAAGAAATGGCCGAACGCGCCACAACGTCCTATTCTTTGATACAAGACCAAATAGCAAATCTTCGCAACACGCCAGATATTGTCATAAACGTAGTATATCGGCCGACAGAGGAAAAACTTGACGAACAGCAGCGGGCGTTTACAGACAGGTTTATCAACCCAAAAGGCGGTAACTCTATGCCAGAAGAAGAGTATTTCAAAAAACGCAAAGAAAACGTTGAGAAATACGGCAGGTACATGAAAAAAGAAAACGAAGATAATGTCGAGTGGGAGAAACGCCTAGGGGAAGAATATCAAAAGAACGCCAAGGACATCGAGACGTTAAACAGCCAACTTGCCAATAGTGCAAAACTTAGCGATGTAGATAGAGCTGCAAAAGAAAAAGACCTAAAAATTTTAACTCGTTCACAGGAGGCTCTCAAAGAAATTAGAGAATCCCAAAACTTCAACTTCGACCAATTTGGCAAAGGCGGCAAAGGCGGCGGCTCAAAGAAAGATGTTTTGGGTGATGCCCTTACCAAGGAGGTGCAGCTCATAACTGACATCCAGAAACGTTTCAAAGAATACAAGCAGATAGGCGTTGATGCCCAGACGGCAATAGCTAAAGCTACAGAAGAGTACGGCAATACCATCATTAAGAACAATGCAACGCTACGAAAGTATGGTGTTCAAACTCTGTCATCCGAAGAGCTTGCGGCATTGCCATTGCAGAAAGTCCGTGAGTTCTACCAAGAGCAGATAAAAGTTGCTAATGCGCTAAACAACACAAAGGGCGTAGAGGCACTTGAAAAGGCTCTTGCTAACATCAATGTTGAAATCACAAAGATTGATTACAAGAAAATCACAGACGGTCTGAACAATGAACTTGGCAAGCTGAAAGATGAATATGAACTAGCCGTAGAACTTGATGCCAATCCAGAAATGGGCGACATGTTCTTGGATATGTTTGACGTCGACCCGAACGCATTACCGCAAACCATAGACCAGTACGCGGAGCGTGTTCTTAGTGCACTAAACAAGTCTTTTGAGCAGCGCAAGATTGATTTTAGGTTGCCAACTCTAGACCTTACGCGTGACGACATAGAAACGTACAGAAATCAAGTCGTTGACGGTGTTCTCGACCAATCTACGTTTGATGCAATTGAAAAGAACTACAAAGAGATACAGGAGCTGCGTAAAAAAGATGCAAAAGAAACGCTAAAAAAAACACAGGAACTGCAATACAAGCTTGCGGATGTAGACGAAAAGATAGCCATTGAAACGGAAAAGCTAGAACGTCTACGCCAGAAGCTTGCAGAAGAAACGCACGAAGAAAAGCGCAAGTTGCTTGAACTTGAAATTAAGGAACAAGAACAGGTCATTGCAAAACTGCAAGAAGATATACTGCAAATGCTCCCGACGTACAAGGCATTGTTTGGCGGCATAGCGGAACATAGCGCAGCAATGACACGCAAGATTGCCTTGGAGTTAAGGAGGATGCTTGAAACAGCCACCCTTAATAGCGACGGCAGTTACACCGTTACCGACCCGCAAGGTGGTACTGCACGAATAAGCCGCAGAACCAGAGAGGCACAGCTTGACAAGGTTAACAAGGAAATTCTAAAGACACAATCTTCATTCCAGAAGATAAAAGAATCGCTCACAAAGGACGAGGACAAAATGGTTGACTGGGCACACGTATTGGAACTTGTCGGCGACGAGGCGAAGAAAGCTGCTGATGGTTTGAAAACAATTGGCGAAATTTTCGCAGCCCTTGGTGCTGGTGATGATACCGTTGAGGCAATAAATGATGTCGCTAACACGCTAGAAGGACTTTCGCAGGCTGGACAGGGCGTGGCACAAATATATTCTGGCGACTTCATCGGCGGCACGGTTAACGTTATCAAGGGAACATGGAAGGCGGTAAGTACATGGCTTGATAATAGTGACAAGAAAATCACACGCAACATTGAAAGCTCAAAGCGCGCAGTTCGTCGCTTACAAAACGCATACGAAGAGCTTGAATATGCGGTCGAAAAGAGCATGGGTGCTGCCGAAATAGGTGCTAGGCGTGCTGCTATTGAAAACAAGAAGCTAGAGCTGGCCGAACTTGAACGTCAGCTGCAACTTGAAAAGTCCAGAAAGAAAAAGAAACAAGACGAGGATGCAATCATAGAACTTGAAGGTGAGGTAGCTAGCACAAAGCGCGAGCTGCAAGACCTTACAGATGGTGTGGTTGAAATGTTGACTGGCTCTGACATCAAGGCCGCAGCGGAGGCGTTTGTCGATGCTTGGGTACAGGCATGGCGTGCTGGAGAAAACACGCTTGACGCTATGAATGAGAAGATGGATGAAATGATTCAGAATCTTGTCAAAAAAGGTGTTACCAACAAGATTGTTGGCACTCTACTTGACCCACTATATTCTGAAATCGACAAATTCTCCAATGAAGGCAGCGAAGGCGGTGAAACGCTGACCATAAATGAGCTTCGTAAGATAGCGCAAGATGCGGGCGTTACGGCAGAGGAAATCAACATTGCGCTAGGTGAGTTCTATGGCAACCTAGAGCGTCTTGGAATCCTACCGAAGACACTTGAAGCCAACAAGCAGCTAAGTGCATTGCAGCAAGGCATTCAGGGGATAACCGAAGACACGGCAGGCGCATTAGAGGCGTACATGAACAATGTGTCACAACAGATGTACCTACACACGGACATCCTGACGCAGATTCGTGACGTTGTTGTTGGGTTTAACTTTGATGCTCAACTAGGGACTATAAGCCAGATACTCTTGCAGCTGCAATACAGCTACCAGACGCAGATGGCCATACACGGAATCCTAGAGGGTGTATTAACGCCATCGGGACGAGCCTTTACCGTCGAACTTGCAAGTTAAGTGGATTATGGAAGCAATACAGGAATATTATAAGAACGCGCTGCTCGCAGACCTTTGTACAGAATACAAGGGTCTGTGGCAGGCAGCTAGCAAGGACAAGCGTAAACTTGTCGATTTGGCACTCTCGATGCAGGCGATACCTCACTTGCTTACGTTTGCCCATGAGGGCAATGGCATGACAAAGGAATCGCTGATGAATGATTTTGGCGATTACATCAACGGCAGATACACCGCCATGGATGTTGATGGCGTAAAGGGTGGTTATAAAAGCGAGCTATATGTTGGCTATAACGGCATTTTAAGCCACGCTGACGATGTTTTGTGCATCATGTGGTCAACTATACCACTTATGGAAATTAAAGCCACCAAAGCCGTTAAAATTTATGTTGGGTGTTCGTCTGATGTGCGTATCGTTTGCGGAGGTTACAATAACGTTACGATAATGCTCTTTGATGACAGCAAGGTAACGTTAAGCGACATTGATGAAGAGAGTAATGTGACGGTTTTCAAGTATAGCGACCAATGTGATGTTACGATAGGAAAATATTGCATGGGCAAAGTTAAGGAATTTAGAAAGGAGTTGAGATTATGAACAAACCAATATATCAAGTCAAGAATAGTGCGAGTGGGACTTTTCAAGACATCGAGACACAGTTCAGCGGCGTAAGGATTCTAAAGATGGATGGCTTTCTGGAACTAGGCAAGCCAGTGAACATCTACACGGCGCAATGGGTGAATGAGCAGGCAGAGGATTTCCTGATAACCACGGTAAATCAGAGTAATCAGCCAGTAGTCATACGTGAGAACGTGGACATTTCCATCACCTTTATTGTAGGCAACAGGTATTCGTCATCGCCAAACTTTGACGCTCAGGCGACACATGACACGTTTGTCAAATACATGACAGACAGCGATGTGTGGATTCAAAGCGGATACATGGGAAACAAGTATGTCCATTGCGTGTGCCTTTCGGCATACAAGCCGACTACGGTGAAGCTTGGTCGCGGAAATGATTCATATATCCTAGGAACACTTACGTTACACACTCTGGACGCACCACAAACATCATCATAAAGGTGTACTACTTCTTTTCTGTTCTATTTTTTATACGATTAAAAAGGAAGCCCGTCATCCGTGAGGACAGCGGGCTTCACCCTTCTCAAAACAATTAACCTTATGGCAGAATCCTATTTCGCAAAAATCCTCTTATACCACGGCAACGCCATGAAAGCCTTGACCTTTCCATACTCATCACGCAGATGACTATTGTCGCCAGTAAGCTCAATGTTCTTTTCGTTTGCACGCTGCAACTTCTTGGTCAGCTCGGTAATAACCTTGTCCTTTGTACTCAGGGCAGCAAGGTAGTTCTCACACTCGGCAAGACGCTTTTCGTTCAGCTCATCACCTTCTTTGTCTAAACGCTTGAAGCGTTCAATTTCCTGTTCAAGCTTTCGGCAATAGCCGCGTAGCCCAGCATTCTGTTTGCGCAGGTAAGCATTCTCTTCCTGCGGCGTTTCAAATGTCTTTTCCTTTTTCATAATTGCGCAATTATTTTTTTTGTTAAACAAATATCGTTAGAAATCTGGCTGCTGGAATCCGTCTAGGTCTGGCGTCTCATTGCTTGCCGCTTGTGACTCTTTCATCATTCTCTTTTCAGCTTTAACACTGCTCGTCTGATAAGATGCCATGTCAATCGTCTGCCCTAGCAACGTGAAACCATCAATGATGTTGCCCTGATGGTCTTTTGCATAAGGCAGCATGACTCCTTTTATTTTTACCAGCATGCCAGAATTGAAATGTTTGCTGATATAGCTTTTGAAATAGGGCTTGAACAAGAATCGGAAAGTAAGTATTTCATCATCCACGATAGTCCCATCGGACTTTCTGAATCCTTTCCTTCTCTCGCTTGCGGTAACGATAGCGGCCGTTTCCGTGTATCGTATTCCATCTATATGCCCTAGAAAGTTTATATCCATCGTTCAAAATTCGTTTTAAGGCTATTTTAAGCCGTTTTGGCGGGCTTTTGCCTATGATGTAGTATAGTTGCCCACCTTTGTATTTTTAACACACCCACGGGCATCATTTATGCTTATCTAATTCAACGATTGTTAGAACACAATAGTTAGCAATATCCATAAGGTTATCACGCAGGCTTTCACCCGTTATATATATTTCATTCCCTTTGACAATGTTCTTTACGCGTTTCAGCTTATCGTTGATGCGTGCAACGGCTGGAACAAGCCCGAACTCTTGTATGGTTTCCGAAAAGCTGTTTCCGTAGTCGGCATTTTTCTTTTTGTAGATGCCGAGCATTTCCAGCAAAACATTGCCGAACTTGTCATTATCCTCGTTCTTGATTTCTTCGTACTCTGATGTCATGTTTCCTTTTCCTTTTCGTATTTAAAAAGCAGACCGACAATGGCGCGGCAGGTATCATAGATAGACAATCCCTTTGGGATGTCCTGCCAGTGGCGAGATAGGTGGTTGGCAAGCCGTTCCATCCCGCCGAGCTTTGAAAGAGATACTTCCTGAATATCGCCAGCCTTTAAGAGCATGTAGCGTTCGTTCATGTACTTTCAGCTTGTGAAAGACTTACTGCCCTCATGCTTAACTACAACCCATACTCC